CATGGCGCGAAACACTTACGGCAATACGACCGTCGGCGAGAATACCCGGAATGGGTATTTGCGTTATTTAGATGAGGATCGGTTAATTAAAACGCCTCAATCATTAAAATTGAATGTTAAGGGTCGACAAGCGATTAAGCGTGTGCAATCCAATAACTTAGGTGTATTGATGAGTAGACATGGGTATATAATGTATGCGCATTTGTTTAATGATAATAAAGCTCCTCAATTAAATACGAATGAGCAGAAGATTGCAGTTAATAAGGATATTCGTAGTATGTGGAGACAATGGCATGAAAGATATGAACATTTGTATCCTCCTGAGGTTAATAGTATTTATGGTGATTATGCTATGGTATCTCCTCGTTCTATATTTAAAGCGACTACTTATTGGGATGTAGTTAGTACCTATGGTCATAATGGTGAGCGTAAATTTAAGGCGTGGGTTAGAGATGCGTTGAAAGATAGGCTGACAGCTACTTTGAATGATTTTATTAGACCAATGAGTGTGGATTTAGATTCCCTATGGGAGAAGGATGACTGGTTATCACATGTAAATACTGGCAGTAATTGTGGTTATCCTGAATTCAAGAGTCAAGTCAAGAAGGAGAAAGTAGACGATAGTGAGATATCAGTATTTTATGATTTAGCTCCAGTATCGAAGAGATTATTCCAGTTATATTTAGATGATCCAAATGCTATTAAGTGGCATAAGTTACCTTTCACTCCAGGTGCTAGGACAGAGAGAAAATTAAAAGCACGAGTTATATATATGGCTCCTATGTATGAGAAACCTACAAGTGCAATTTTTAGCTATTTAGTAGCTGAGAACATTGATAATTGGATGATTCATATGCCCAGACGTGAAGGTAGTCTTGATAATTTAGCTGCAACAATGCAAAAGTTTTATCGGGCTGGTGGGTCATTTTTAGCTAAAGATTATGATGGTTTTGATACATCATTAGCAATGGAGATATTTGATATAATTTTCGAAATATTAGAAGATATTGATCATGATTTTGCTCATTTATTAAGATGGGAACTAGACATTATTCGGAAAAGTGGATTATTAGTTGCTCCTGATGTATTGTTTAAGTATAATAGTTTACCTTCTGGAGTGGGTCCTACGCAGTGGATTGGTACTCTTATTCATGATGCCTTGGATTATGTTAGTGGTTTAACATTTACTTGGGTTACTTATCAGTCAGATGATACGTCTGGAATAACTTTAATGTCACGAAAAGAAGTAATGCAGTCGTTTTCGTTTCAGGAGTCTGAATTTGGTGTGTCTATTTCTCCGCTTGGTAAGAAGTCGTTTTATGGTGATATGACAATAATTGTGCAAATGATAGTATTGCCTGAATCACATTATGGAAATGCGATAAGAAGATTTGGTAATGGTTGGTATCGAGAGAGACCTTTAAATATTAAACCTGAATTAGTTGAGCAACTGAAAGTTCATGTTGAAGATAAATCTCAAATCAACGTGTTAGGTAATGCAATGAGTTACATTGGTAATATAGGATCTGTTGGTAAGTATGAACCAATGTTTCCTGAATTTGTATCTTTATGGTATGGTCCTAAATCTGGTTATCAGTGGTGGCATGTGGATACTGTTTTACCTTATGTCGGACAAGATATTTCCTCCGATATTGAAAGATTAGTATATACACCGCAGTTTGTTAGTGATGTGTTTCATACAGCTTATAATAAATATGGATGGCGCAACATCAGTGTTGATGAGGCGCGTAGAGTGATTGCAATAGTTTAG